ATTCCATTGATCCTAATCTAGCTGTTAAAGGAAAGCATCGGTCTCACCTGATTTCTTTTGGTCGTGTGTCTCTTAACACGTCAGTTCTACTAGCAGGTCTTCTTTACGATCTTCGCGAGAGCGATGGGATCTAAAGCCGGAACGGCTCCTACAAAATCAAGGAAGTCACATTGAGTTTCAATGACGACCATGTGAGTATTGGTTCCGCGGAGAGCAGAAACAGTAGAATTTCCAGATACCACGAACGAACAAGGAACACTTCCGTTCACGTCCATAGGATCCAGCACCACGGAATCGCCTGAGGCATTCTCGAAGTCCGCAATTTGGAACTCATTCTGGGAGGCACCACTTCCTCCAGCAATGTAAGGCGTCAGATCAATCTCCAGATTCTCGAAAGAATCACAGGTCTTTGATCCAGACAGCGACATGACATTGAGCTGGGATACGGCAGCGCCGGTTCCAGTAGTTCCAAGCGCGAGCTCGGCTTTTCCGGGTGGCCCTCTGACTGGGGCCGCAGTAAGTGTCATATTGTTTGTAGTAGAAGATTGAATGGCCTGGAAACGGGCCTTAATCTTTCTATAAACTTTACGACGGTAAAGCTGACTCAAGGCTTTGACGTACGACGCTCCAACATGTGGATCCGATCCTGCGATAGCGATCAGTCCTGGAACGACGTAAGTCGAAGTATTGGACCTGAAATAGACAGAGTCATTGGCACCAAGAGTCCCGTTACCTACGTAAACGAAACCGGCGACCCAAGATACTGTATGTAGCTTGAGATCGGGCATGCCAATCAGGGGCTGTCTAATCAGACGTGCAGCTCCCTCCGAGCCAGCCTGACGGCCTCTGGAGTTCTTACTGGAAAGCTTTGTCTTTGGGGACGGGCTACTTGTCATGGCCTTGTTTGCGTTCTTACGTGACGCTCCACGTTTCTTCAATTGGTTTGTATTCTGCATTTTATAAATTCAGGCCCCCGCTGCAAATCGCGAGAGACGGTTCGTTCTATGATACCAGTGATGGCCACCCGTGCCGTCGTTAGACACATCCGAGATCTGAGTTTCATCTCTCTTGGTACGATCCATGGTTTATCGTTTTGGGTATTTAAGTTCATAGAACCTGAATCCTGACTCTAGGGTACAGAGCCATTTCGTTGTCTTTAAAGTCTATTAGACGCTGAAGAAGCGCCCCGTCAAGACTTTTGTCCCCCTTACTGGCTGATCCAACCAACAGCAGTAAGAAGAGCGTCAAGCTGACTATCCATCTCGATATCTAGACGAAGAGAGGCGCCTATGCGGCCCCAGGTCGAAAGATCGTCGGGAATGGAACAGTCGCGGTCTCGGTGATGAACGATCAACCGAGGGAGGCATTTATGGGCGGTTGCGGCCCATTCCTCCGGTGTAAAGACGCTTCCAGCAGACAATTGCGCAAGGGTTATCATAAAGTCCTCCTCAAGTTGACTGATCTCATAAGGTATCGGATCAGAACCAGGACGGCGAACGTCGCAAATTGCCGCTCTGTGGAAACAGGAGCGCCTGCCAAGGGGCCGAAACTTCACAGTTTCGACCTTATTACCATGCTTAACGGCCATCGTGAAGATTCCGTTATTAAGCTTGCCTTTCTTATAGGTCGTCATCTTGAAATACGATGACTCCGATACAGGGGCCAGCCATGGGGCATGGATTGGTGGTGGCCTGTCAGGGACAGGACCACCAGGTAAGGGACCAAACCCAACCCACATGTGAGGGTTAGTGTTCAGTATAACACCAGCTAGGCACTGCTGATGAATTGTTACCTCTGTCTTCCATCCGACAGGCATGCGAATTCCAAGTCCACCCAACTCTATGGGAATGAACAAGTTTCGACCCCGACACTCCGCGCTGATTGCGTCCGAGTGAAGGGAGAGATATTGCTTCAAAATTTCTCTCTGCTTGCCAGGTAGAGCTCCGTTAACGACTTCGTTAATGACAGAACTCATGAGCCGCTCAGAGGAGACCTCAGTCCCCCCTTGAACTTTGCCCTTTCCGAAGAACAAACCAGTATTCAGGTACGGAATAACCTTGGGTGTTGCAGTAGGATCTACAAGATTGAAGTGAAGACAAGTGGAATTGATATTGAATATTGTAGGATGCCAATAGGCCTTCCCAATACTCATCTTCAATCCGCAAGCTCCGGCGTAAGACGCAAATGTATCATATACAGATTTGCGACACACGAAGCCATTATCATCACCATTGATGAGGACACCCTTGAGTCGGGTGTACCAATCCTGTGGATCGCTTACCGCGGTTGCCGCCAGTGTAACTCCAGCATTGGCGAGACATAGGAGAAGGAAGGAAACGATCGAGCCCATAAGCTGACCGTTAACTTGTTGTACAGGTTCCAATTGTACACCATCCACCTTAGGATATTCACAGAAGTGAGGAAGAAGACATTTCATAATGAGTTCTTTCCACCAATCTGGGAACCCTTCGAGTAGGCCGTCCATGATTTCCTCGCTA